GGATTCTCCAGCTCCAGCTTCAGGGCTTTCTCCATCTGAAGTTTGACTTTTTCCCCGGCGTTCATGAGCTTGCGAAGCACCAGCCGCTTCGCTTCCGGGAAAAAATCGACCAGTTCCTCCAGCAGTGCGGTAGTGGCATGTTCGATGGCGTCGCCACCCATCGCACTACCGAAATCCTCGTCGGAAATATTCTGCGCGTCGGCCTCCGGTTTGCAGATGCAGTAGATGACGTCGCACAACAGCACAGGATCACTGGCGAGCTGCTCCAGCAGATCGACATTCGGGCGGTTTTTTTCATCGAGCTTTACCACGTCCAGCAGATTGATGTCCAATAGCGACCGCACCCGTTTGACGGCAGCGACATTCACCACGATAGTCCAGTTGCGGTTCTGGTTATCCTTAAAACATTTCATTATTCACCACCCCCGGCTGCGCCTTCCCAGTTCGGTTCGCGGGTTGATTTTGCCGATGGTTTGACATTCACCGCATAGTTAATTACTTCTTCCAGTCCTTCGGTTCGGTTGAATGAAATCACCTCGAAATCGGCATCCAGCCCGACTCCGCCGGTTTCCGCGTCGGCGATAAAAAGTGCAATCGCCGTGTCGTTGAAAAAGGCACTCTGAATCGCCTGGAATCCGGCATCGGAAGTATCCCCGGCAAGCGTTAATTCCACCGAGGCGTCCTTGAGCCCGGAGAGAACTTTTTTCCAGCTTGACGACCTGACCGCGACCTCGGCGCTGCCTTTTTCGATGTTCAACGACACCGAATCCGCGACATGTTTGAGTTCAGTCGAGGCTTTTGCCCCCGCGGCCCCGTAAAAAATCTTTGCTTCAAAACCTATTTTGTACATAAAAACCTCCGTTTTACTTAATTGACCCACGCCAGAAAAGTGGCAATCGTCGTTTATTTTCCTTCAAAGCCGGACCGAGAAATGCTCTTTTCGGGTACTTTCTCCCGTAGTATTCGCCGCCGAATTCATGGGTGCTGCCGGAACGTCCCACAATGGAATAAGCCGGGCCGATTACCGCCCGCATTTTCGCCTTGTCCACGTTGTAAAGGAGCGAGCGTTTCAGCAAGCCGCGCCGGGTATGCGGCGGGGTTCCGGCAGATGATTCTTTCGGGCTCCGTCGGATGCTCCTTCTGGCGGTCAGGCGAATTGCGGCGGCGGCATGGTTCAGGCTTCTGAACGTCCCGGCTTCGGCTTTTTTCCTGACTTTCCGAACGTCAAACCGGGAACGACACCGCATGTTGAACATTTCAGGTTACCCGGAATTTCAGCGTTACGACGCTGGTGAACTGCCGGTACTGCCGCAGGTGTTCAGGATCGTAAACCGGCTCGTTCTCGATTCCGATGCACACCGCTTTCGGGTATCCCGCCAGGCGTTTGCGGTCGAAAATCCCGGCGATTTCCTCGACCAGTTGCAGCAATGCCGCCAACTGCTCAGGGTCGGCGGTTTTCTTCTGCACCCCGATGTCGATCTGCACTTCCCGGCCTGACTCCTGGCGGGTTGCCCCCGAAAACTTGAGCGACTTCGGAACTACCGTCACCTTCAGGTCTTTCAAGTCTTTCAGCTCGAATTCCGGCTTGAGATTGACCTCGGCGGTGAATTCCAGCGAAAGCTCCGCACTATTCAGTTCCGCAGCCACCGCGTCGGCTATGTCGATAAGTAACGGCATAATTCACCTCACCAGATATTGAATCAGGGCAGTCAATGCCGCGCCAAACAATGCCCAGATCAACCGCGTATGTATTTTTGCCGCCTGTTCAAGCCGGTCGAGCCTGACGGTTATTCCCGGCTTGCCGTTGCCGCGAATAGATGAGTCCAGCTTATCTAATTTTTCGAAGAGCAAATCGAACCGCTTTTCGCAATGCTCCAGTTCATTACATGATTCCATTATTACATTTCTCCGATGAATTTTGTGTGTATGCGCAGGGTATGCCGGCAACTGTCGGAGTACCGCCATTCCGGTTCGTTGTTGGGAGCCATCACCTCGTAAACGAAGCCGTCCTCGATAATCTCATCGCCCGGCTCTGGCAGAATTTTGACATTATTCAGCACCAGATCGGCGGAGCTTATGAGGTAGTCCCGGCTCTCGATATACTGGAAGCGGCCGTAATCGTCGGAGACTTTGAACACCGTTTTGCCGACCGTCGCCGGCACCTCGGCGGAATCACCGCCCCTCCGGTAAATCACCGGAGAGGACAGGTGAGTTTTCCGCTGAGTTGCCAACCAGGCAAGCCCGTTCTCCAGCATACCCATTATTCAGTTGCGATCAGCCCCAGCGTCTGCAGCGCCGCCAGTATGGAGTCGAGTTTGCCGTTGTTGGTTTCGACGTCGTCCTTGAGAGTGTTGTACTCCGCACCGATGGTAGCGAAGTTGTTATTGATCGCGCCCGACTGGTCAGCTCCGGAAGTATCCCCAACCGCCGCCAACTGATGGTTTTCGCTGGCCGTACCGCCGGACTGGTCGTCGATATCCTCGGCATTGGCTTCGGGATCGGCAATCGCCGCAGCGGAGCTGATTGGGACATCCCGGGAAACGTTGATAATCACCCGCGCATTAGCGTCATCATCACCGGATGGAATGACGGTTTTGCCGAGATATTTGTTGTCGCCGGCGGTGGTGGTAACGATCTTGTTTGTCGCGTCCCAGAACACAATCGCGCCAACGGCAATCGCCGTACCTTCACCAGTCGCTTTGGGGATATCGAACACTCCGACCAGCGCCAGGGAGCCGAGCGTTCCAGCCTTGATGTCGAGTTTGGCGATCCCGGCCAGATCGCCGATAATTACCACATCACCCGCCGCCACGTCGGTGTCGGGTGTATAATCGATGCTGTGTCCTCTCTGTATATACTTTGCAAGCATTAAAAACCTCCGTAATTAGAATTAAAAGTTAGAAAAAAGGGAGCATTCACTCCCTTAAGGTTTAAGTTTAGGCACCGGCTGATTTGACCATGCCGCGATGATCCTGTTCGCGGACTCCGAGGTCGAAATAGACCCGGAACCACAGTCCCAACGTGTTAAAGTCGGTCTCACCGCGCTCGACCGTCGGGGTGCGTTTGCCCTTCAAGTAGCCAATCTCCCAAGTGTCCACCGTCTGTGGATCGCCGAAGAGATACCAGCCGGTCTGGGAGCTGCCCGGATAAGCGGAGTTACCCAGGTATGGGGAACTGACTACCTGCAGGTTCTCATCAGCCAGCACGTTCAACGCCGGACGGATCGACTGATTACTGCCGCCCGCCATAATCAGCGTTGCGCCACGGGTAAGTTCGATCGCCAGATGCTTCAACGTGGTCGGAACCAGCAGGAACGCCGGTTCGACGCTGATCGGCTGGTTGTCGGCATCCACCTGATCGAGGAAAAACTGCACCGCCTTTTTGAGGCTTTCAAAACCCAGTGCCGAAGTCGATCCGGTCAGCAGGTTCTTATGTCCGGTACTGAAGAGCGCATTGCCGTCAGTCTGAACCGGATTGGAAAGCAGCCTGCTGAAGAACAACTGGTCAATCAGCCTTGCGGCACGGTTGCCCATCGCAACCGGCACCTTCATGAACGCGCCGAGGTCATCGTTGATGATCATTTTGCGCGTCAGGCAGAACTTTTTACCGTAGGTGTCGAGCTGGTTTTTGGCCGTTTCCTCAACAAGTCCGCCTTCTTTGATCTCGCCGTCAGCGGCTACCGGCAGCAAATCACCAACATCGGTAAGGCGGAAACGGTCGTTTTCCTTGAAGTCGTTCAAGTCACCGCTGCTGCACAGTTTGGTGGCGATCACCGGCTGGGCTTTGTAGCTCTGCAGGAGTTTTTTGTTAGCCACATTGCTCAAAATCCCCGGCAAGCTAACGGAAGAAAACGCCGCCCGGATGGTGTCGTTATCGAAACCGCGGGACGCCGGAATGCCGTCAAGCTTCATACATTCAATGAGCAGTTGTCGCAGCGGCATGTCCATTTCGCCCATGCCGGCTTCAACCGCCTGAGACCCGAAGGATTTTTCCAGAGAGTCGGCATCCA